CTGAACAACTTGCTTCTCAAGCCACATCTCTACCCATTCCGGGCGATATGCTCGCTGAGCAACTCGCTTCTCAAGCCGCTCCCGCCGCCGGTGGTCTTGGTGTCACAGCTCCAGCAGCCAAGACAGGTCTTGCTGGGTTTGGTCAGCGCTTCGGCCAAACAGCTTCCGCTGGTCTTGGTAAGGGTATGGCCGCTAAATACGCTCCTTACGCCGCTGGGCTTGGCTTGCTTAATGCTGCTAGCGAAGCATCCACGCCTACGGTTAGGATGCCAGAGGCGGAAGAGTACGAGTTCCCTCTAGAAAACTACCAGCCGCTTAACCTCAATTATCGACCGCGTGAGCTAACCCCCGGCGGTGAAATCCAGTTCTTCGACGTGGTGAACCCGGTTCCGCCCCCGCCCGTCCCCCGTAAGAAAGTAGGCCAGCGTTTTGCTGAAGGCGGCGAAGCCGAAGCTACAGGTGTTAATAATATCCCGATTGACCCGCAGATGTCGCAAATGTTGGCGGACTACACCCGCATGTTTAGCACGTCACCCGGTGCCATCACTGCGGCGTCAGGCTATCCTGCCCGTACACGTACGTCTGTTGGGGAAATTGATTTTAATTTGCAGGGTCCCACTGACGCATCGACTGGCACCCCCGGTGCACCTAATGTCCCCGGTTCGGGTGGGGAAACTACGGGTACCCCAGCTAACGTAAGCGACAGCAACACCATGAATGCCGCCAACACCCAAAACTCTGTTAGCAATACGCAGTTTGATATCAACCGGCGAGATGGCGTATATAGCCCCGATCCGCGTGGTCCTTACGTGCTGAACCCGTCACTTCCCGGCACCAACCTCGACGCCGTCAAAGTCTCTGGGCAGGGCGTGATGCCTGACTTCAAGCTCGAAGACTTGCATATCAATCCGGTCAATATGCCGTTCAACGGCACCTATTCGCCTCTGTCACCGGGCACCACGATCCCCGGTATGGAGGTCTCTGGGGACGGTATAATGCCTAACTTCACGCTGGACAGCCTGAAAGTGGACCCAGTCATAATCCCGCGAACCAACATATCCAGTGGTTACGGTGCCAGCGGCAGTATGGGTAACTACAGAGGCGAGTTCGGTGGCTCCAGCCCGTTCAGCAATACGGGCGGCAACTTGAACAGCATGAGTAGCTTCGGTAATAACCTCGACTCTCGGATCAGCGGGGGGAACTACACCCTCCCCCCACTCACCTTCACTCCTCCGTTCACACTCCCCCCGCTCACGTTCCCCGGTTCGGTTGGCGGCGGTAACCTACCCACGGACCCCGAAGAGTACGAAGAGGCAAAAGCTCGCGGTGGTCTAGTGAATATGAAGGATGGTTCCTTTGTCGTCGACGCTCGTACAGTCTCTGAACTCGGCAATGGCAGCAGCAATGCTGGTATTGAGCATCTGGCTCGCATGGGTGGTCGTCCTGTTCGTGGTGCTGGCGATGGGGTTAGTGATTCTGTGCCAGCACGTATCGGAGGCCGTCAGAAAGCTCGGGTGGCGCGCGACGAGGTAATCTTCTCGCCGGAGGCGGTCAGCCGCCTTGGTGCTGGTAACCACAGCAAGGGTACCAAGAAGCTCTACGCTCTTATGGGTAAGGCCCATAGCGCTCGCAAGAAAGCGGGCCGGGGTCAGGACACCAAGGTCGCCAAGGGTCTGGGGGCTCTGAGGTGATTATTTCGCTCGTCCCTTCGGATCACGTAATGAACGTGTGGCCTGCCGTTGCGGGTTACGTGGAGAACGCGCTTGAGTATACCGATGGCCGGTACGAGCTCGATGACGTGCTCGCCATGGTTGAAGGCGGCGGGTTCTTGCTCTGGATCGCCTTTGACGACGAGTCCATCAAAGGCTGCGTAATCACGCAGATCATGGAATACCCCCGCAAACGTTTCCTTGGCTGCCCCTTCGTTACGGGCGACAACTTCGCATCATGGAAGCAGCCTATGTTCGAGACCCTTCAGCGGTTCGCGCGGGATAGCGACTGTGTCGGCCTTGAGGCTACTGCGCGTCTTGGTTGGGCACGCGTGTTTAAGGATGACGGCTACGAAGCTATGTGGCAAACCTTTCAGCTGCCAGCGGCAGGAGTAAATCATGGGTAAGTCGGCACCTGCTCCCGCTAAGCAGGAAGTGGTAACCTCCACTAGCAACCTGCCAGAATACGCACGTCCGTATTTTGAAGACGTGATGGGTCGCGCAATGCGGGCATCGCGCAGCGAATATGTTCCCTACACCTACGAAGACCGCATTGCCGACTTCACTCCGGCGGAGCAGCAGGTTCGGCAGAACGTCCTTGGACTTGGCTCACCCAACCAGTTTGCGGTCGGGTCGGGCTTGGCGGCTAGCGCCGCGCAAGGTTCCATGGGGGCGGCAAACTACAATCCAGCGCAGTTTAGCGCGCAGCAGGTTCAGGCACCGCAGCTGGAGCGTTACGGTCTTCGGGGCCCACAGATGTTCGGCAACGAACAGGCCCAGCAGTACATGTCGCCGTTTATCCAGCAGGCGTTGGAGCCGCAGCGGCGCGCAGCCATCGCAAACGCGAAGCGTGGACAGCTTGTTCAGGACCTCGGTTCGGCCCGTCAGGGTGCCTACGGCGGGAGCCGCCAGCTGCTCGCTGGTTTGGAGCGTGAGCGTAGTCTTGGTCAACAACTTGGTGACGTCGAAGCGCGTGGTATGGAAGCGGCGTTTGGTCAGGCGCAGCAACAGTTCGAGCGTGACCGCGCAGCGGGGATGACGACGGACCAGCAGAACTTGGAGGCAGCGCTGCGGCAGCAGCAGCTGGGCACCCAGACGGGACTTCAAGCGGCACTGGCTAACCAGCAGACCGGGCTTGAAGCGCAGCGGCTCGGAGAGCAGTCGCGTCAGTTTGGCGCGAGTCAGAAGCTGGCTGGCTACGGTCAGGCAGGGCAGCTGGCGCAGACCCTTGGCAATCTAGGTCAGTATCAGCAGCAGGCTGATATTCAGCGGCTTGGAGCGCAGGGTGCGGCAGCGGGTGAGGTGCGTTCTATGGATCAGCAGCGCCGCGACCAGCGGTATGCCGACTTCTTGCGCCAGCGCGACTTCCGGATGGAACAGATTGGGTACCTTAACAACATCCTGCGCGGCCTGCCGGTGGGTCTCAGCACTACGAACACAACCTACGCAACGCCGCCGTCCATGGGTTCTCAGGTGCTTGGTGCCGGTCTCGGCGGCCTGAGTATGGCCCGCTTGATGGGTGGTGGTTAAGGAGGATTAGATGCCTAAACCGTTCAGCCTCCAGTCGCCCGAGAATATCGCCAAGGAATATGGCGGTAACAAGCAGAAGATCGCGCAAGCGATGCAGATGGGGCTTGTCGACCCCACGGCGGGTACCCTTGCGGGTATGTTCATCGACCGTATGCGCGGCGCGCAGATGCAGGAAGGCGCTCAGGCTCCGACCGTAGCGCAGCAGGTATTTGCCCCTCCAGCCCCACCTGCTCCGCCTCCTGGTGCTCCTCCGATGGGCGGTATGGGTCCGCCTCCCGGTGCTCCTCCGATGGGTGCTCCGCCTATGGGTGGTATGCCGCCTGCGCCTCCGATGGGTGCTCCGCCTATGGGTGCTCCTCCGATGGGCATGGCTGACGGCGGCTTGGCTGCGCTCCCCGTTCCGGATAACATGTTCGATGAACCCATGGACGGCGAGTATGCCGGCGGCGGCATCGTGGCTTTTGCTACGGGGGATGAGGTAGACTATAACGAAATCCTTCAAAAGCAGATGGCCTACTTCAACGACCCAGAGAAGCTAAAAGCTGACTACTTCATGGGTGGCCAACCCAAGCGCGAAGCTGCTGAACGCCTCCGGCAGTTCTATGCAGGCGCGCTTTCTGAGGAAGGCCTGAAGAAGCGCCGCGACGAGGATAAGTATTTTGCGCTTGCGCAGCTGGGTGCCACCATGGCGGGCACCCCTGGCAGCCTGTTCCAGTCATTCAGTGCGGGTGTTGGTAAAGCTCTTCCGGGTCTTCAGGAGTCGAGCAGGGAGCGCCGCGCAGAGCAGCGTGACGCCATTAAACAGCTGGCGCTTGATGAAGGTGCTACTAACGCTGAAGCACGTGATATTGGTAAGCTGGTCATGGATGGCCGCCTTAAGGCGACCGATATCGGTCAGACGATTGCCCAGATACGGTCTCGGGAAACCCTTGGCCGCGAAGACATTAAGTCGCGTGAACGTATTAGCGCGGCGGATAACGACGCACGTATCCGAGCAGCACTACTTGAGGCTGGTGCTGGCGGTAAGGACGGTATGCGACCGACTTACAGCGCCTCGGTAGAGCTTTCTGGTAAACAAAAAACTGACGTAGACGATGCTCTTAAAGAGATGATTAAAGCGGAAGAAAAGGGTGATTATACACGCTTTAAAGCGGCGGGTTCTAAGTACTCTACTGCGCTTCGCAATTACAACCAAACAATAGTGAACAAGCTTGGGTATAATCCTGAGCCTAGTGTCCCTATGGGGTTGTTCCCTAAAATGGGAGAACTTGCCAAGAAAGACACATCTATTGGGCACGGGCGCGTTTATGGTGGTAAAAAACCGGCACTGGGTTCCAAGGTGATGAACGCTGCGGATGAAATTCTTGCGCGTACCGGTGTCGATTAAGCTGACAACAGACCTGCATTTTTAAGGTGACCGTATGGCTTCCGCTGAAAAGTATGCCGCTTGGATCGTAGCCAACGCCAATAAGCGCGGCACTCCAGAATTTGATACCGTTGCCAAGGCGTACCAAGAAGCCAAAGCGCTTATGGTAAGCCGCCCCGTTGATTCCTCGGTTTCCAAGCGCGGTGCAGAGCTTGATGCGGAGGAGCGCGCCGCGCAGGAGAAGCTGGCGCAGGACACTCAGAGGCTCGAAGCCTACAACCAGAGTGCCGTTGGTAAGTTTCTTGCGGCCCCATCGCGGTTGTTTGGTGGGGAGTCGTTTGCTGAAGAGCAGCTTGCAAAACGTAAGGCGGATGCCGCCGAAGTTACTAAGCGCATCAACCGCGAGCGGGCTTTCATGGAGCGGGAGGGGCGTGCTGCTCCTACACCCACCTTTGGTGAACGTGTAGCCGGTACCCTTAAGTCTATTCCGCGTGGGGCCATCGAAGGTACGTCGCAAGCCCTTGGTACTTTGGGTGTTTTTGGTAGCGAAGGCGAACAGACCGCTCGCGCTGCGGAAGAACGCGGTACGGCTTTTGCAAAGAGCCTTGGACTGGGCGCGAGCGAAACCGCCGAGTTTGATCCGATGCAACGCAACCTCGAAGCATTTGGCGGCGGTCTCGGTAGTGTTATCCCGTATCTCGGTGCAGAGGCAGTGGGGCAGAGGCTCAAGCCGCTTACCAAGGCGGCCCCTTATGTTGCCCGTGGTGCGCAGGCTATCCTTGGTTCTGGTCAGGGTGCTTCTCAAGCGCGCCAGCAGATGGACGACTTCGAGAAAGAGACGGGGCAAGAAATTGATCCGACCACACGCAAGCTGGTGCAGGCTGGTGGGGGTGCTATCGGCCTGACTGAACTGCTGCCGGTTGGGCGTATGCTGGACAGCCTCCCAGGGCCGATCAGGACTGCGGTCAACAAGCGCATCACGGACATCGTCACTCAAACCGGTGCAGGGAAGCTGGTTCCGGAAGCCGCGCGCACTGCAATCCGCGAAACCCTTCAAGCAGTTGAGAGTCGGGCTGTCGGTCGAATTGCCACCCGTGGCGCACTTCCTGAAGCAACACAGGAAGGCGGCGCGCAGCTTGCTCAGAACGTGCTGGAGCGCGCGGCATACAACCCTGATCAAGATGTGATGGAAAACGTCGCTGAGAACGCTATCCTTGGCGGCCTTGTGGGTGGCACTGTGCGCGGTGGCTTTGAAACCACTAGGGCTCTTGGTAAGCGGGCAGCGGATAACCGGCGGAAGGCTTTCGAGCAGACTGCGGCCCCTGTTGAAGAGTTCGATATCAACGAGCGCAGTACGGAAGACCCCACGCAGCTGACGCGGCAACGGGTGCAGCGACTGACCGATCCTGATGAAGACGGTAACGTATTTGCCCGCCGCGCTGATGGTACCGTCTACCAAGCGTCGATGGCTGAGTTGTACCGCATGCGGGTCCCGACTGATGGTATCCGTGCTGTTCCTATCCCCGAGACGCTCGCGGCTCCGGCTGTTACGCAGCGCTTGACTGCCGCTCTTGGTGATACCTCGTCTGATCTAGATGTTGACGGCTTCATTAAAAACGTCGCGACGACGCTCAACAACGGCATGGCGTTGGGCAACCCAGAGAGCACGGAAGACTATATCCAGAAGCAGCGGAATAGCTTGCGTAGGGCGCGCATTTCGGAAGAAGAGCGCATCGCACGTATGCTGGTGCTGGACGAAGCGACGAAGCTCAACGACGAGTATATGAACCTCGTCACGATGCCGCCTGAAGGAGCTGCCCCTGACACCGCCACGGCGACACCGACATCAGAAGCCCCAGTGCTCTCGGACGAGGCGATTCAAGCTCAAATTGACAGCATGCGGGAGCAGGCTGCGCAGCGTGCGGAGGCACTAAAAGAAATTGCGGGCGACTCCAACCAGATTGATAAGGTTAGCATCTTCGCAGACCGCATGGCTCAGAGTGGTCTGGCGGCTCCGACGCCGGTTGAGGTAGCACGTCTGAATGACGCGCTGCGCGCGGAGTCTGAAGCCGAGACGGCTGCGGGTCGTGAAGAGACAGCCCAAGAGCGGCGGCGAGTCCTTGACCGTGCAAATATCATCGAGAGCGTGCTCTACGATGACCGCATCTCTGCGGATACCAAGGTTGACCGCATCAACGCCAAGATGCAGGGGAAGGGTCTTGGTCCACTTAGCCGGTACGAACTTGAACGTATCGCGGGTGTCGATTCAGCCAACGCCGTGTTTGGTCCTGAAGGTGAGTTTACGCAGCGCCGAGACGCACTGCTGGAGCAAGTCCTTGCCGATCCTACCATCACGGACAAGTACCGTGGGTTCACTGAGCAACTCGACCAGTATCCGGAGCTAGGCGACCCCAGCCCAGCAGAGATACGCATTTTGCGCGGCGATGCAGCGTCCCTTGAGGCACAGATTCCGGAGAGCGGAGAACCTATTACCTCTGAGCTGATCCCTGAAGGACCTGGCAATATCTTTGCGGATAGCGCCAACGCCGCTACGGTGACCGAGCCTGCGCCGGAAGTGGTGGAAGAGCCCGCGCCGGAAGTGGTGGAAGAGCCTGCGCCTGAAGTGGTGGAAGAGCCCGCGCCTACGGATATATTTAGAACCGACCTTACCGATTATGGTTCGTTGGTGGGGCGCAATGCTCCTGTGCCTGAAGAGCTGGTTGATGCTATCGCTGATAAAGTCATAGACCTTGTCGAAAATAACGATACGGCTACGCTTGCTGAACTCAGCGCGGACCCAGAACTTGGGCCTGTAATCCAGCAATTTTTTACCAACGAAAGCGCAGCGATTACCAAACGGGGTGTCGAACGCGCCAAGGCCGCACAGCCCGCGCCTACGGCTGCCACGCAGACGATCAACAACCCCGAAGAGGACGTCACTCCGGTCGAAGAGCAGCTGGAAGCCGATCCCAACACTGTCGAAGGTGCGTTCCCTGCATCCCCCAATCGTCCTCGTGCCGAAGCTATTGGCTTTGCGGCTGACATGGAACGCCGCGTCAAGAGCATGTCGAGCCGGTTTATCCGTGCGGCAAACTACAAATACCAGACCGCAGAGGACTACGCACGGGCACTGGCTGCCTCCTACGGCCTCACGCAACTGCCGCCCAACCTCAATGTGGCTCGTAAGTTCGAACTGCTGGAAAGCCGCAAGGTCGGTGGTCAGATGCGGCTCAACCGGTGGTATCTGCAACCGATCGAGGACAAGGTAAAAGAACTGGGCCTCGACCCCAAGGACGTCGGAATGTATCTCTGGGCGCGGAGTGCCGCTGCGCGAAACGCGCTGGTCCTTGAGCGCAGTGGTGAGATAAACGGCTCCGGCTTGACCGATGCCCAAGCGCAGGCTCAACTTGCCAAGCTTGAGCTCGAAGGCCTCGGCCCCGCGTTGCGCGAAGTCGCCAAGCTGCATGATGCCCTGGTGGATTATGTTGGCAACCAGCGGGTCAAGGCTGGGCTTCTCTCCCGTGCCGACTGGAAGGCTATGCGTAAGGCGCAGCCGTTCTACACGCCACTCAAGGGCTACGCGCTGAACGGAGATATGCAAGTCGATGGTGATCCTGATCCGCATAGTGCTGAAGAACGCGGCATCGCCGAGAGCAACGGAACCCGTATCCGTGAAGTGCTGACTGCGCGTGGGCGCGAGTCGATGCCGTTTAGCCCGCTCTTCAACCTTATGTCCGATGCGCAGTTTGCTATTGCCCGTATCGAGCAGAACAAGGTCAAAGAGGCGTTCCTCGACAACGTGCTTAGCGACCCCAAGAGCCACGAAGGCCTCGTCACGGTCTACACGCCGAAGAAAGAAGTGCATGCGGGCGGCCTGACCACGCGGCCTAAGATGGGGGAGAACGGCCCCGTCAATATGAACCAGCTTGCGGCCCAGAAGAACCCTAGCTTGATGATCGTCAAGAAGGACGGCAAGCCCTACTATATTGAGTTTGCCAAGACACCTGCGGGGAACGCCCTCTATCGTGCGTTTGCCAACATGACGCCGCCGGAACTGGGTAAGTTCATGCAGGCGGCGCAAGAGGTCTCGAATACCATCAAGTCGTTCAAGACCCGTTACAATCCGATCTACATCGGCACCACGGCTTGGGCTCGCGACTTCAACGAAGCTGTCGTTACTGCCTATGCTGCGCAGGGTATCAAGGGGGGCCCCGCAGCGGGCACCAAGCTCGCTAAGCGGACTGCTCGGTACATCGCATCATTGAGCGGTATGGGCACCATCACCGACTACCTCAAAGGTAAGGACCCGACCACGGCTGAAGGTGAAATACTGACGCTGCTGTTCGACCAATTCCTTGAGGATGGTGGTGCAATCGGTCACGCGCAGGTTATGGACGCTGAGCGCTACGCGCAAGATACAGCCAAGGCCATTGAACGTTACGCCGCTGCTAAACGCGGAGACCCTAGAGCCGCTGCGCTGATGGCCAAGGATATGACGGCGAAGGCGCTGGATAATGCTTCACAGCTTATCGATTTGCAGGCGCGCTTTGCTACGTATCGAGCAGCTATCGAGCAGGGTATCAATCGCGAGGACGCAGCTGCACTGGCGCTTGACTCATCGCTAAACCTGACACGGCGCGGCGAGCTGTCCCCTTACCTAGATACGTGGTCATTCTTCTTCAGCCCGACTGTGGAAGGCGCGCGCAAGCTGCTGTCTCAGGGCCGTTACAGCACGATTGCCCGTAAGTTGTTTTCCAAGGCGGTTATGGTCGGTGCGTTAATGTACCTCTTTAACCGCTTTGGCCCTGGTGCGGGTGATGACGATGAAGATGGGCGTCCGAACATCCTTGAGGTGAACAATCCAACTGCGCAGTCGCGGATGATCTTCCGATACGGCCCCGGTGTAAACGAGTATGTGGCTGTTCCCGTGGCTTTCGGTATGGGGTACTTCAATTACGCGGGCGGTCAGATCATGGCTGCGGTACTGGATGACATCCCGCCGGAAGAGGCTGGGTTCAATATCGTTAGCGGCTTCACGAACATGGCCTCGCCGATCAAGACAGAGGGCACCGAAGGGCTGACCAGCATCGTCAACTTCGTCATCCCTGACCCAGTGCAGCCGCTTTGGGACTTGGTCGTCAATCGCAGTGCTTTCGGATCAAAAATTTACAGCGACAAGTCTCAGTACGGCACACTGCCCAAGTCGGAGCTTGGACGTGAAGAGACCGGAGAAGTCTGGAAGTTCATCGCGCGAGGTATGAACTCTCTCGCAGGTGGCACCGATACGGTGGAAAAATGGACAAGCATGCAGCCGGAACAGTACCGGTACATCGTGCAGCAGTTCCTTGGGGGTGCCTACGGCTTCGGGCGCGACACGGTAGACTTGGTTGCGGGTGAAGCCAAACCGGATCAGATGCTCCTGAACCGTATACCGATCATCAAGTCGTTCTTCGGTAGGGGCGGCGAGTTTGCCCCCATGAACAAGTTCTACGAGGACTACGACGAGCTCAATGCGCTTTACGCGGTCTATAACGACGAGGAGCCCGACTCCGAAAAGCAGGCTGAGAACGAAGCGAAGTTCCCCATGCAGACCGATCCGGAGGTTATGGACGCCTTCGGGGATGCCCTGTCGGAGCTACGCAAGATCAACAAGGACAACAGGGACGGCGATTACGCTTCGAGAGAAGCGATGCTTGCGGACAAAAACAAGGTCTACGAAGACTTCAACCGCGTCTACGCAAAGGCCAAGCGGGGCGAATGAAAAAACCCCCGCTGGGGGGAAACCAGCGGGGGTTAGTACAACCTGAGAGGAGCAAACTCTCACGCGCCATATAGCTAAACGCGCCAGATACGTAAACCCCTGACGCCATCCTCGACGACAGATTTCATCACGACGCTGAATCGCAGCCGATCCATGACGGGGCGCACCTCTCGCTTTGCTCGGACGGGGTCGAGGCACGGGATAAAGATCGACGTGCCTCGTTTGAACGCCTTCCAGTTGACCTGGTAACTAACCTTCTCAACCTGCATCGGCGCTCCCGACACCTACGACGTCACCCACACTGAAGAACTCTTCCGAGGCAGTGTTGAGCTCCAGACAGTAGACCGGCGGGGCAACCATCTTCATGCCCTTGTTTAGCCGCTTAACCATCTTACCGGTAAGCACTCCACGCTCCGTGAGGTACTGCATGGTCTCTTTGTAGTTGACCTGAAACTGGGCGCAGTCGCGCTTAAACGGTGCAGCTGCGATGTACATCTTCTGCGTATCAGGCTCCCAGCGGATCAGAAGCTCGCTGCGCGGCTCCAGTATCGGAGCGGCATGCATGTTGGACCGTGCGTCCGCTTCTTCGTTGACCACCAAGATGCTCTGGATGTTGCGACGGATGAAGTCACCAACCACTTCGATGGCGTTGTTGCGCGGCGGCTGTACGTCCTCGCGAAGGCTGAGCAGCATCTTGCATGCCCAGTCGTAGATGCGCGGCATATCCCAGTCGATCAGGCCGATGTGCTTAGCAATCGCGCCCCCAGCAAGGTTAGCGGCCAGCACTGCCGACCAGAAACGCTCGCGCTGTGTCAGCTTCAGCTCGCGGTCAAGCTTCGACTGTATCTGAAGCGCGGTCTTCTTAGCCTGCTCGTGGTTGGCGACGAGCCACGCAGCATAGATGCGCCCAGCGTGTCCGTTGTTTTCCATCAGCTGGTGATCGAACATGTTCTTGGCCATCAACGGGTCAAGGGTGTCGGTGTAGTCGATCTTGTACTCCACGAGGCGCATGAGCTCCCCGTCAGGGCTGTTCTTGGCCACGCCCATCTTCTCGTAGAAGGATGCGTTCGATGAGCACAAAGCCATTGTCTGCCACGTAGTGGCATTGTGTCGCAGTTCGTTTGATGATGCTTTCACGCGGTCCTTACCGCGCCCTTGGGTGATGTTGTACACCAGCGTGGAGAAGTCCTGCGGTGTCATGTTGGTCATCTCGTCCACCGTGTACGGCAGATTGTTCATGACCCCGAGACGCAAGACCTTCGCGTTCAGGGTGTCTTCCTTCACGCAGCACAGAGCATCCGGCGTACCCCAGATGCTGTTGCACATATGCAGGATGGTGGTCTTGCCCGTACCGGAGTGCGGGTGGATGACGTTGAGCATAGCCCCCCGCTGGCCAAGGAACTTGAAGATCGGTGCGCCAAAACCTGTCAGCGCAGCGAACGCATGCGGCTCAAGACCAGGACGCCCGTAGAGGTTGAAGACCTCTTTCCATTTGTCCAGTGAGCCTACGGGCCCCATTCGTTCTGCGATTGCCGCTGTGATCGACGAGGGCGGGCTGTAGAACGTACCCTCCACCGTGACCTCCGAATCACCGATGATAAACTTGCTGTCGTTATCCGCCCAACCAAACTGAAGTCTCATTTGTTCTGCCTTTCGTTTTTCTGAAAGCGCCATCAGTGACGCTCGTATGTACTCTGCTAGATACTCAAACCGCTTCTTACCGCACAGAATGCTCTCCCCTGCGAGGAGCTTGCGCAAATCTCCTGGCTCTGAAATCTTGATGAGGGGAGCCGTGAACTCGCGGACACCGTCCTGCGGAGTGTGAAACTTGAAGACCGCCACGTCCTTCTCGATGGGGTCGCGCATGCGCTTCAAGATGTAGAAGTCATAGGGCAGCACGAGGATGTCGCCTTCCTCAGTGGGCTTGCCATCCCGCCCTAGGGGAGCCTTGCGGTAGATACCCCCAGCTTTGCCCCGAAAGAACGGGAACGGGTACTCAGGGATGATGTGGGTCTTGGGTGCAAACCCTTCTTCCTCCGGCTCCTCAACAACCACGTTGTCTTCTTCGGTGGCTGCAAGCACCTCATTGCCCAGCGTGATGGGCGACTTGATCTTCTCCGCAAACGGGCACCCGTCGCAGCCCCCTGGGTTGCCGCGCTCGAATGTCTCGCAGGTGTGCGGCCCGACAATGTGCTTTATCTTCTGTAGCGTCTTGTACGGGTCGTAGTCTGGGTGGCCCTCCGACATAGTGTGGATGGCGGTGTCTTGGTCTGCGCAGAACTTCGCTACCGACAGGGCGCTGAACCAGCGGTTCTCAGCCAGTGAGGTCCGGTTCTCGTAGCAGTCCAACAGCTGCTGGCAGCCGTTCCCAGCGATGCTACGCTGTAGGATTTTAGCAAAGCTCGAAGTGATGTTCTCTTGCAGCGACTTGGCAAGCTCAGAGAGCTCACGCTTGGGTGTCTCAAGCGGGATCAGGTCCGGTGCCTTCACCCCGAGGATGCTGTAAAACTCTTCGAAGTCTACGGGCTTAGCGGTCGCCAGCACCGTGACATTGTGCGGTGGGTCGTCCTTGTAGTTCAACGTGCCTGGCACGCGCAGGATACGCGCCACCTCGAAGACGGCGGGGTCCACGTAAAGCTCATGGGTGTTGCACAGCTTACGCAGCCGTTCGGCTACAGGCTCCCACTGCTCCCTTGTGACAGTTCCCGTCAGCGCCCAGTATACGTGTATGCCGCGCCCTGAGTTGACGATGATGGGACGGGGTAACCCGACAGTACGGCAGAAGGCTTGAAGCGCGGCCAGTCCGGTAGCTTGATCGACGTAGCCATCGGGGCGTCCCGTCTTGGGGTTGGGCTGCGCCTTGGCTTCACCGCAGTCGATATCAAGCCAGAATGCCTTGAGCCCTTGGACGTTCTCCTTGGTGCGGTTCGCGTCCGTAGCGTACTTGGCGACACCGAAGAACACGTTCCATCCGCCCTTCGAGCGGCGTTCAACGAGGACATCAACCTCTTCGCGCGTGGATAAAAAGTCCTGCCTTCGCTGCAATTCCTTGCCGGAGCCCTTGAGGCTCACGACAGCAAACCAGCCATCATCTGGTTGTACTGCTCTGAGAAGATCGAAGTCGGTCATATGTGAGGTCGCTACTCATCGGGCGCAGAACGCGCCTACAGAAAAAGAGCAGTGCAGGACGGGTGCCCTACGATAGCTTGGCGATATAGGCGTCCATCAACGCGCGGACCGGTGCGGAAGGGTTAGCCGCTCCAGTGAACCAGCTATACACAGTTTGGCGCGATACTTTGAACTCACGGGCCACGGCTGAAACAGGCACTTGATGCTTTATGCATGCCTGTCCCAGCCGCACCCCTAGAAGATGCCTATTGGCTTGGCCGTTCCGCTCTATGAGCCGCTGGCTGTAGCCATGCACCATACTTACTCGTCCCCGTCTTCGTCGCCCCAAGCGTTGAGGACTGAGGCAAGGTCACCCTGCGCAACCACAACGTCGGCTCCCTTCTTGGGTGCCCGCTTCTTGGGTTCCGTGATGACTTCTTCCTCCTCGTCATCCGGCTCGTCGGAGTAGACGACCTTGGGCTTCGGTGCCGCAGCTTCCTGGGTCTTTGCAGGTGCCGCTTCCTGCGCAGCTACGGTCAGCACGATCATCTCACGCGTAGCCGGATCGTTGCGCGCTGCTTGGACCAGTGCGTACTCTTCATCGGTGACGCCGCGCATCGGAGTGAACTGAAGCTCCATGGTCTCTGCATCGAGGTTATAGGCGATGTTGGTCACCACCGTGTCGGGACCTTCGCCGTTGGCGATGAGGAACTTCACATAGCTCTCGAACGGATGCACGTTGCCGCTGCCCTTACCGAAGAGCGACTTGGCGGGCACGTTGAACTGGTAGACTTCACCGGTTCCATCACCGGCCAACAGCAGCGCGATACGGCGCTGGAAGCGGCATGCACGGCCCTTACCGTTCTCACCTGAACCCACGACGTTCTTGGGGCACGAGGCGCAGTTGCTAGCCTGCGGGTTGCCCGCAGCTGCCTCCGGCTTATCACCCAGGTTCGACCAGCAGTCAGGCAGGGTCGGCTTGGCATCGGGGTCATACTTACCCGCGTAGAACGTACGGCTGACCTTGGGCAGTGCGTCAACGATGATGGCATTGAACTCACCACGGATGGCCTTGCCGATCTGCTCACCGTTAACGACACGCTTGAAGGTGCCGTTGGTGTTGGTGGCGATGCGACGGGTGTTCCTCGGGGTCGCCAAGGACTTAGCGAGGTCAGACAGTTCGCGCTTGGCTACCGTCGAAACAGCGCCTTCTTGCTTAAAGATGGTCAGGTTGCTCATTTGGTCTCTCCTTACTTTCCAGTTGGCTTACGTACGCGGACTACATATTTGGTATCGGCGTTCAGGCCGATGGGCAGGTCTTCTGGGTTATCCTCAAGGAACTGGCGCATGTTGCCGTTGTGGATGCGCTGCTCAAGCAGGAAGGGCGCATCTCGGTCCTTGATGAATTGATACATCGACTCCCAGTCACTCGTCCAGAACCGAGTGGTTGTCGAGCGGGTAACCGTACCGGCAGCGGTGCGGATGCTGTCTAGGTTCTGGTCGTTGCACAGCGTCAGCAGTGCTTCGGAGACGACGTCCTGCTGGGCCTTGAGCGCAGCTATCTCCTCCTTGTGTGCTTCTTCCTTCTCGTTAATCGCATCCCGTATCCGCCGGTATGTGAGCACGAGCTCGTCGGCTTTGGCATCTTGCATGGTTTGCTCCTTCTTGGTTGTCTCCCTAAGATATTCTTACACTACACAATGTCAAGCACTTTGTAAAATTTCTTGTCGGTACAGGTCAATAATTTGTCGGTGGTTGGCGATGTTACCCTTAAGCATCTGATAAAGCTTAACTTCCACGTCGCTACCGCTGATGTGCACGATGGTCATCGGGTGCTTCTGCCCTGGTCGATCGATGCGCGCGTTGGCCTGTAGGTAGGTCTCGACAGAGGTCGTCGGGGCGTACCAGATTATGGTGTCAGCTTCGGTCAGCGTGAGCCCGTGCGAGGCCGCCTTCGGCTGGATGAGGAGTACACGGGGATGCTCGCTGGACTGGAACCGCGCGACGATATCGCTGCGTTTGTTGAGGGGCACCTTGCCGTTGATGACATCGCAGCTGATCTTCTCTTTCTCTAAGGTGCTGCGCAACAGCTCGATGGTGTGGGTGAACGGCACAAACACCAGCACCTTGCGGGTGGTCTCCTCGATGGCCTCCAGCACGACGTTGATTCGGTTGCTGACATCAAAGTGCACGACTTCGCCAGTATCCGAGTAGACGGCACCCCCACTGATCTGGAGCAGCTTGTTGAGGCGGGCGGCTGCGTTGACGGCGCTAACCTCTTCCCCGTCAGCCTCCATGATCATCTGGGTCTTGAGGAGCTTGTAGTACTTCTTCTGCTGCGCGGTAAGCGGTGCCTCGCGTTCGGTGTGCGTCACCTGTGGCAGGTCCAAGCACTGGCTCTTCTCGAACCGTATGGCGGGTTGCAGTATGCGGTGCACGACCGACTTTGCCTGCGGTTTGACCCCCCACTTGAACTGCGTGATCTTGTACATGACCGAGTCGCGGAAAGACCCGTAGTGTGGGGGGCAACCTTCAGGGTTCACAAGCTTGGCAAGACCGTAGGCATCGAGCGGAGACTGCGCCGCCGGCGTACCAGTGAGCATCCACAGGCGCGGATCAGTTGTCTTGATGAGCCGGTTGAGCACCTTCCACCGCGTGGTCTGCGCGTTCTTGTATGCGGTTGCCTCGTCAACGACGATGAGATCGAAGCCCCCTGCGGCAATCGTTTCCTCCACGACTGCCACACCGTCGAAGTTGATGATGACGAAGTCAGAGCCGGCCTCAATGATCTTCTTGCGCTGCTTCGCATCCCCGTGCGCCACAGAGCAGCTGCGGTGCATAGCAAACTTAAACAGGTCCCCCTGCCATGCGGCCTTCATGATCGAGAGCGGGCACAGCACCAGCACCCGCTTCACGAGCCCCTTCTTCATCAGGTAGTCAGCCGACCAGATGACACTCGCCGTCTTGCCGGTGCCCGCCTCGCTGAAGCAGAACGCTTTGCGGTGAAGGCTGAGAAACGATGCCGTGGTCTTCTGGTGCGCGAAGGGTGTGAGCCTGCCGGTCCACTCGTAGTCCCGCAGGATGGGCGATGGGACATCTTCCACACCCAAGGCAGTCAGCTTTTGTGCTTCCTTGATACCCCAGTGCACGGCGACTTTGCTCAGGTCCTTGCGGCGCTCCATCAGGGCGCTCTTCTTTATCGACCCGATAATTGCCGCAGGCTCCCGTGTCTCCACGAGGAGAACCTTGTTATCGATGATCCGCATGTTTGCTCCTCAGTGCGGGTTATTTCTTTTTTCGTTCCCGCTTACTTACTTCTGAAACCAGGTTGTGCTTGCTGTCTCGCTTGAAGGAGCGGTTCTTGGAGGCGCTTTCGACGCGCAGACCGTCCCCGTTGGAGCCACCCTTGTCGAAGGCTTTGACGTGGGCAACGTCCTTGTTGTCACCCTTCTTTACCTTGCCTGCCTTGAGAGCCGCGCGCCGTGCAGCGTTGCGGGCCACACGGTTCTTAACTTGCTCGGGCTGCGCTTGGTATTTGGCAGAGGTTCCGTACTTGCGGTCTTCAGGATTCTTGTAAGGCATCACTTCCTCCGTGGCCGCCAGTGCTCGCAAGTTTCGACCGGACACCACCCACACAGCGGGCTGGATTTGGCGTTCCATATACCATTTTCCAAAGCCCCCTCCAAGCGGTCTAGCTCGTCGTTGAACACAGACATGTAGGTGGCTAGGTGCTCTCGGTAATGGGTCTTCTTCGGAAACTCGTTGCTCACCACGAAGGCTAGGCCTGACTTGATCTTCTGCACCTCCGGCATGTGCACGAACACAGCGCCTGCCATCAGATCGAGCTGGTGCATGTCTGCGTACTTGGCGTTCTTGCCGGTCTTGTAGTCGATCATGTGGGCGGTATCGCCGTCCACGATCAACAAGTCCACGATCCCACGCCACCATACGGCCTTATCGAAGAAGCTACAGGGCTCCAAGTCACGGGTAACCCCAAGCCTTAACTCGCAGTGCTTTTCCCCAGGAAATTGGGCCAGTGCTTCCACAGCGGGTCGCATGACCTTGTATTTCCCAGGGATCGGCGTTCCGTGTTTGATGTAGTGTTCAGCAGCAGCGTGAGCTTCTTCACCAAAAAGAGCCTCGGCCCCTTGAGTATCCTTGACATCCTTAGCCACCTTGAGGTGGTAGTACTTCTTCGGACATTGTGAAAAAGTCTTGATGCTGCTGTACGACCACGATGGCATTAGTTTTTAACTTTCAAAGAGCGGATTTCCGCCCAAGGATTGTACCAAGCCATAGCTTCCCCCGCAGTTTGCCTTACAGACGATCAGCCACCAGCTTAGCATAACCCGCGATATCGAGGAAGTTATCCTTGTGCGTCGGGTTGCCGTACACGACACGCCCCATCTTATGGGCGATCATCTCCATGCTCTCACGCATGTCAGCGTCCATGGCTTCCCAGCTGGGGCTGCTCCGCATGAGGTACTTCACACCCTGAATGAACTGCGCCTTGCTGGCGTAGTCACCGTAGTCGTTGCCACGCTCGGTCAGGACCGTGTCTACGCTGTTGTCCTCGGGGACAAACTCGGGCGCGGCTGGCTGTCCCTTGAGCTGCATCTCCCTATGTACAGCCCACGCATGACCATAGAGCATGCCCACCGTCTTCGCGGTTTCGGTAATGCTGTAGCCCCGCTCCAGCAGTTTGCGCGCCAAGGCGCTCTTCGTCAGTTTACGCTTAGTCATTGTTTGCTCCTTACTTCAGATTGCCACCGCTCTTCAGGATATCACCGTCGTATGTGTACGTGCCGGTGTGTGTCAGGCGGACAAAGGGGTGGGCGTATACTTTGCCGCCGTGCTTCCGCCACAGCTCACAGAAATGGTAGTCCTCCGACAGAAGGGCCCCGCTCTCGTCGATACTGGTAGCGAAATATTCGTGGGTGAGGGGTTTAGCGTACTCACCCGTATCTGGGTCTTGGAAGGATGACACTCGGTAGGTCGGCACATGCGGTGCAAGATGCTCGAACACACCGCGCTTGATAAGCATGAAGCCAGTGCCGCCATGGCGGACCTCGATGCACCCGCTCTCGTCGGACTCAGCGTCTGCGCCGCCAACCATGTTGAACACGAACGCCCCAGCGTGATGCTCTAGCTCATCCAGCTTGCCTGCGCTTGCAGCGCGCTTGACGCTATCCCAGTTCACTTCCTTCTTGGGGTAGATACCGCAAGCGATGTCTCGGTCAGTGAGCATAAGCTGCGCCACTGCGTCCCCGTCGAAGCCGATGTCAGCGTCGATGAACATCAGATAATCGTGACCGCTCCCCAGGAACACACGCGCCAGCTCGTTACGGGCGCGGGTGATAAGGCTCTCGTTGGTGATCTGGCACCACGCCACATGCACCCCCAGCTCACGCATCTTGGCGACCGTGAACAGCAGACCTTGCACATACGCACCTGTGCACATGCCACCGTACATAGGGGTAGCAATCATCAGGCTCGGGCGCTTGGCCTCGACCGGCTTCACCTTGATTTCGTCACTCACTTCATCTGCTCCTTCTTGTGCTGGTATACCTGCCGCGCAGCGGCGGCGAGGGTCACGCCGAAATGTTCAGCAATCTCCTCAAAGGGCTTACCAGCTACGTACATATCCCAAGCCACCTGCCGCTTTTCAGGCGTCCACCAGCCAGCAGGCTTGCGGGGGCGACTGACAATGTTACCCGTCACTTCTTACGCACCGCAAACTGGCGACCGATGTGAACGATGTCGAGTGATTCCGCAAAGGTGTTCACAAAGAAGTCCGTAGCTAGCTTAGGACGGTGGAGGATGTCGCGGCTCTCACCCCACAGGTAATCGTCGAATACCATCAAGCCACCCTGCTTCAGCAGCGGCCATGCCATACACGCATCGGTCAGCACGTCCTTGGCGGTATGGCTACCGTCGATGTAGATGAAGTCGTACAGGTTTTTACCATCGACCCAGTGCGCCAGCTTACCCGCCAGAAACTCGGTGGACGTAGCCTTGTACTTGTAGACGCGGTTGTTGGTCCTATCCGGCCCGTCACTTGCGAACCGTGTGTGCCCCCAGCTACCCTCGCGGCTACGGTGAAGCGCCGAATTGCAGTTGAGCGCCGCGATGATGTTGTGGTCGAACCGATCTTCGATACCCTGCACGGTCTCAGCGCTGTGCTCCTCGCTGCCTTCCCACGTATCAACGCAGTCGATCCAATCGCCAGGGTTCATCATATTCTCAATGATCCAGACGGCGCTACGGCCCTCGAACGAACCGATCTCAAGGAACGACTTACGTTCCGGCAGCAAGCCCTTTAGCTGCTCCCACACTGGGATGTTGAAGCTGAACCAGTCTTGCGTGAATTTGTAGTCAGTCATATTCTTAACTCCCGTATGGGGCATCTGCTGCCCAAAGGATTTCGCTTACACGCACCTCAAGGCCGCGATCATTACCGCCGATCTGGTGGGTGTGGTTGAATGATGTTTTGTAGGCCTGCGAACCGGAATGTATATCTTGGAAATGCAGAACAGCCCACTCATGGTTGTGCCCAAACGCGGTCGCATACTCGAAGTATATAACCGTACCGTTTTTGAGGCCTAAAGCATAGTCGTAAGGGTCGTAAGTACTCTTTATCAGGGCAGGGGGCCAACCTGCGGCGGTAAGTTCGCGAGTGTTGTTTTGATACTCGGTATCGTGTAGCTTACTATTCAGCTCAAAAATCTGCTTCTTGAGCTTATCAATTTCATCGTCCATTGGTTTGCTCCTTTCATCAGCCCCCGTAGGAGGGGCCCATCTTGCTCTCACAGTTCAACGGCAACGCCGTTGCCCACTTTGGGCGGATACGCATACACTGCTCAACGAACGCACGGGCTTCATCGCGTGAGCTAGCGGGCGCTAGCGCACCCACAGCGTCATGCACGGTCATCACCACACGGTAGCGCCGCGCGACCATCAGCATCTGCTCACCGATCACGATGCGGGCCAGGGCCTGACAGATATTCTCGACGGCCTTCCCACCATAGATGCGGTTAGGGATGACGGCCTTACCCTTCTTCTGATCGTAGACCATCTCGGTCTTGCCCTCTGGGGTTCGCACCGTGCGTAGGTTGGGATACTTGATGGAGAGGCCGTTCGGCAGCTTGATACCGTCCGCACCGCACACCGTCAGCACACCGTCACGACCCAAGGGGGCAGTCTGGTTGCTGGCCATGGCGTCGAGTGCGCTCCCAGCTTGCCGCCACAGCTTCGGGATTTGCGCGTAAGCCTCCCGATACACCTCGATGATGCGCTTGCATTCGTCCAGTTCCATGTCCACGCCAAAGGTCTTCAACTGCGCCTTGAACTTGGCCGCCCCCATACCGTAACCGCAACCCAAGATGGTGGTCTTACCCACGAACCGCTGGCCGTCCGCCACCTCTTCGACAGGCACATTGTAAATGGATGACGCCATGATCTTATAGACATCCTCACCGGCATCGAAGGCGGCCACGAGGTCATCCTGTCCAGCAAGCCAGGCCAAGGTGCGCGCTTCGATCTGGCTGCTATCGCAGTCGATGAACGCATAGCCCTCGGGTGCCAGCATGGCTTTCTTCAGCGGTGACTTGCGTGGGAGATTCTGGAGGTTGACCTTGTCGTCGCCACCCCAGCGCCCCGTGTGTGCAGCGTAATAGCGCAGCGGAACAGGCAACGCACCACGCTCCGCAATCTTGATAAACCGCTCGGTGCGTGTCTCCTCAAGGGTGGACTTCACCCCTAGCCGCGCAGCGACAATGGCCTGCACCTGTGGGTTCTCATGCTCCAGCAATTCCTTGAACGCCTCGTCGTTCTTGGCAAACGCAAAGGTCTCCTTGCCTGTGGTTGGGCTGATCTTCATGGGCGGCACAACACCGTGGAACGTCAGCAGCTCGGCCAGCTTGGGGTTGCTCATCAGGTCGGCCTTCTCGTAGTTGAGCTTGGCCATGAGAGCTTCCTTCTGGGCTTGGACATTAGCCAAGTGGTCGGTCAACACCTGCTTATCCAGGACGAGGGCCGGCTCAGAGAACATTCGGATGGTCAGGTCGATCAGACGAAACTCCACTGACGGGAAGCCCTCACCAATGCGCTTGAACAGCTTGTACGTCAGCTCCACGTCGTTGATGCAGTAGTCGCCGTAGGCCGCCAGTTCTTCCGCCGTGAAGTCCAGTCGCCCCTTGCCCAGCGCGTTGACAACCTCGGTGCCCTTGACGCCCAGCCCATACCGCTCGACGGCTCGTGCCAGGCTATTGCCAGCATCCGGCCCATCCAGTGCCCGCAGCATGGACAGGGTATCCACAATGCGCTTGGGTCGGATGTCGAACCGCCAGTTCATGATGGCCATATCGAACATCGCGTTGTGCGCGATGGCGATGCTGTTGGCCCAGTCGAACCTATCCAGCCAAGCCTTGGTCTGCTTGACTGTGCCGGAGAACCACTGCGCCGGCTCGTCGTCCACCTTTACGGATACGCCGATAGCCTCAAAGCGCGAGTCACGGACATACTCCTCCGTTGTGATCTTCGACAGGCTGAACTGCTGGCTGTAGTAGGTCTCGAAGTCTACGGTCAGGATGGTCATTTTGCTACTCCTTGTGGTCGCACCCAGCGCCTGCCGCGCTTTTCGTGTAGGACTAAGCTGACCGGCCCGTCCTGCCCGTAGACCCATGCGTAGTGCTGGCCCAATATCAGCGCTCCATCCACCGTATCGGCGTACGCCTGCGCCACGACGTACCCGTCCTGCGTGACGCGCGCTCGGTATTCGGTCATACCCATTACTCCCCATCGCGGTCGATGGCCCGCTTAATCAGTATGTAGCTAGGGGCTACAATCAGTGCGACCACCGTCCAGAAAAGTATCGGGTCATGCATCGGCCTGCTCCCTCGCTACCGTTGCCTTGGCCTGCCACAGGTGCGCCTTGGCGCGCTCGGACAGCACCACTGGTCTCATTGCCCCGTCAGGGTATCGCCAGTAGAACCTACGGTTGTGGATCACCACGTTTGCGTCTCTGCTAGAACGGCGTTCGGCTGTCATGCCACCCTCCAGCAGCGGGCCACGTTGTTCTCACGATCGGTTCGCACCGTGAACTTGCCACCATATTTGCGCGCGTAGGCCGTCATGGCGGCGTTGAGACGCCCCACAGCCTTGTCACCGTTACGGAGCATGACACCCACCAGGGGTATGGTGAAGCTATCCCCAACCCGAAGCTCTGCGAACGGGTACTTGCGTGGACGCCCAACAGCCACGGGCGGCATGGGGATGCGTTCTTCAATCTCAATCATGCTGGACTTCCCTTAGTGACAGTTCCCTTATCCCCCCACTGCTCGGCCATAGCCTCGGCAATCCCTTTGAACGTGGTGCTACGAAGCTTCCACCGGTCGGCACTGGGTGGGAGGTAGTGCAGGCGCTGGCGCTGGTTGTCAGGTAGCGCATCCATCGCAGCCTTGACGTTGTTGGTCGGCACCAGAGGCGGCAGATTCTTCAGCCACAGGCACGTTGCCTTCTGCTCCATGTGGCCAAACATCCACGGCTGCACCAATTGCGTTTGCTTGACCCCACCGATCCGCTCCTTCGCATACTTGTGCATGATCGGGTTCTCAATGGCGATGCGCGGCACAGGTGCGTCAAGCAGCTCGCGGAAAAACTCAGCTGCCTCGTCCAGCTTCTCCCAGCGTGACGGGTCTTTGTGCAGCCACGCTACCCCACTGTTGGTGAGGTAGGTGCAGGGCGGGTGGGCAATCATCAAGTCCCAACCATGCCCGTGTGCAAGCACTAGGGCATCACCTTGGATGTGCCACTGGGGATCACCATCAGTCGGCAGCAGGTCGCAAGACCAGGCGTCATGCCCACGCGCACGGAACGCATCGCGAACCGTGGCGCTATATTCGCAGGCGACCAG